GGCGGTGCAGGACGCGAGCCGTGCGACGGCGTTGTCGCGGCGGGCGGCGGCACGTTCGGCCTCCCACCATGCTGCGGTCGAGGCGGCGTCCTGGACGACGGTCAGGTGCCTGCCGGCGGGATGCTGGTCACGACTCACGGTCGGCCTCCTTGATGCAACGTCCGACCCATTCGGCGACGGGGGATGCGACGCCGTTCCCGCACATGCGATAGCGGTGGCTGTCGGCGACCTCGGTGCCGTCGGCGGTGAAGCGGGTCCAGTCGTCGGGCCAACCCATGAGGCGTTCGCACTCACGGGGGGTGAGCCGACGGACTGCGAGCGAACCGCCTTCGGTTGCACAGCGAGCGACGGCGTAGGTCTTGGTTGTGGTCAGGCCGGGCACCTCGTCCTGCCAGACCGTTCCAGCGGTCTGGTTTTCCTGCCAGCCGAACGCCATGACGGGCACGGCGTGGCCGGTGTAGGCGTCCTGCCCGTTGAAGCCGCCAGGATGGGCACCTTGCGTGAACGCCCCGACCACGTCCACGGTCGGCTGGTTGACCACCGGCACGAATGTCATTCGCTCGGTGTCTGCCGACCAACCACGGCTTCCAGAGCCGCCGCCAAGGGTTCCGGCAACTTCTTGCCCCGTTTCGCTGCTCGGCGCAGAATCCCGGCGCACGCTCGCTCCGACAGGAAGTACTTCGGGTCGACCTGCGTCTCCAGGATGGAGGCGAGCGACGACAAAGACACGGCGTCGGCGCTGGGGGACTCCGAACCACTGTGCATCCAGCACTCGCCACTGGATGTCCACCGCCCCGATGTCTGCCAGCGAGTCGAGGACTGCACCGAAGTCCCGTCCCCCATTGCTACTGAGGGCACCGACGACGTTCTCCCAAACAACCCAAGCTGGGCCCCGTTGCTCATCCTGTAGCTCCTTGATGATGCGGATCGCTTCGTAGAACAGGCCCGACCGGGTCTCGCCCTCGACCATCCCGGCGCGCTTGCCGGCGACCGACAAGTCCTGGCAGGGCGACCCGAAGGCAACGAGGTCGCAGTCGGGGAGGTCGCCGCCGTGCACGTCGGACACGTCGCCCCACCGGGGCACGTCAGGCCAATGCCGGGCCAGCACCTGCTGACACTTCGCATCCCACTCAACCTGGGCGACCGTCGTCATCCCGGCACGCTCCAGCCCGAGGTCGAAGCCGCCGACACCGGAGAACAGCGACAACACCTGAAGCGTGTTCGTGCGGGCGGGAACACCGAACGTCACCACTGGTAACGCCTCTCCATCAGCCTGTCCACCTTCGACCACAGGTCGCCGACCGTTCCGTCGTTCACCAGCTCCTCGTCCCACCACACGCCGGCCAGCCGTTCCGACTGAGGATCCGGGGCCGGCGAGCCCGGACGGACCACTCGCACCAGCAGTGCGTCCCGTGACGCACCCCTGATTGCGGCCACCTCGTTGGCGAACCTCACATCGGTGATCACCGTGTCCGTGCCCTGCATCCCGAACCGTTGGGCTTTCGTGATCACAGGGGTCGCCCACACGGCCCTGTCGACCACGTCCCGGGCGCCGACCCCGAGGTCGATCAGCATCCGCCGAACTTCGGGGATCAGCTTCACCTCGTCCCACGCCAAGTTCTTGGCCGATGCCGGCGAGTTCTCAAGGAGCGCCGACAGCCGCTGCTCGCCGATCATCGGATTGAGCCGCTCGAGCAGTTCCCTGATGGCGTCGGCGAACGCCAAGCGGGTGAACCCCCACCGGTTGCACAAGTGCACAGCCACCGTGTCCTTGCCAACCTGTTGCGTGCAGCCGAGCCCGATGATCATCAGATCTGCTCCACTGCCGGCAGCATCGGAGATGTGAGACACTGGGCCTGCTTCCAAGGGAATGTGCCCAGCTCTGCTACTGCGATGCTGTGTAGGTCGGCGATGTCGCCGAGCTGCCGGTAGTCGGTCAGGTCCAGGATCCACTTCCCTTTCTCGACCCGGTTTCGACGCACCACCTTCTCGTTCACCACGATCTCCCAGATCGGGACGAGAAACAGCCGGCCACCACCCGGCACGTCCCGAAGGAGGAAGTACACGTTCGGCCAGTGGCGAAGCGCACGGCGAACGGTTTGCTCGTCAATCACGAACAGGTCGGGCTCGTCGGTGTCGGGCAGCAGGTGCCAGCGTGCGGTGAGCGGCTGACGCTTCTCCTTGATCTCCACGTAGTAGCCGGGCACCCAGATGTCCAGGTCGTCCTTGGCCTTGAACCTGGTGTGCACGGGCACACCCATCTGGGTGGCAACCCGCTCCTCGAACTCGACAGCGTTCGCCAAGTCGTGGCGCATCGCTCCGGGCGGACGGCGGTACTCAGTCATGTTCAGGCTCCCCGGTCAGTCCGTTGTGCAACGCCCAGTGCCCCAGCAGCTCCATCCCGAAGTGGATGTCGACCACCATCACCGTGCCGACCGAGTCGGCACGGCGGCGGTCCCCGTCTGCTGCGAACAGCACCCACAAGGCCGGGTGAGCGCCAGCGGCGGCGACCGGGCGGATCTTGCGGATCCACCCTTTCAAGTCCCAGGTCTTCCGGTGTTTCGCTTCGACCGGGAACCCGATGCCGGTGAAGTCGTTCGATTCGTTGCCGGCCTTCGCCCTGTCAACGCCCGAGCCGAACACGGCGCGCAAGTCTGCGAGCAGCTCGTTCTCGAACGCTGTCCCCTTCTTCTTCGCTGCGGTCACGACGGCACCTCCGGGCACCAGCCTTCGGCCACGGCCTCGGCGGCACGACCGCCGGGGATTGAGCCAGACCGATCCACTGCGTGCGGGACAGCGGCCACGATCGTGGCCGTCCCGGCTTCTCCAGCCGGGTCGGCGTCCAATAGCAGCACCACCCGTTCCCAAGCTCCGATCTCCTCGAGGAGTTGGACCGGCAGGTTCGACACGCCGCCGGGCAGACCGGCCACGTCGACATGGTCGGGGCCGTAACGGGCCCCGACCGCCAGCGTCACCGCCCACGTGTCTGATTCCCCTTCGCAGACCAGGAGCCGAGACGAGACCTTCGGGCGTGGTGGGCGGTACAGCCGGCGGAACGTGGAGCCGACCAGCGAGAACTTCCTGGACAGGTCACCGGACGTGGGTCGGGTCTTCACCCCGACACAGCGGTTCTGGCCGTCGTGCACGTGCCAGTGGGGGATCCACAGGCCCACGCCCGAAGAGATTCTCAACCCGAACAGGTCGACCAACAGCTTGCGTTCCGCATCGTTGAAACCCCCCCGGGACTCGAGGAGGCGGTGGAACCGGAGCGACTCGGTGTCCATCGGGCTGCCCATCTGAGGCGGGACAGACTCCCGGTACACACGGTCCGTCAGGTCTGTCTCTGCGGTGCGTTCCGCCCTGGGTGTCGGGATAATCGGATCGGACTGGCTCGGGTTGAACGCCAGCAGCCAGCGTGCCGCCTGATGCGGGCGGGCGTTGTGGACGGCGGCGACCAGGTCGATCACATCCCCGCCGATGCCGCAGCAGTAGGAGTGCCACCCGTTGCGCTCCTCGTAGATGTGCATCGACGGGGTGTCCTCGTCGTGGAACACGCACGGGATCTTCCCGGCACGGTTCGGATGCTCGAGCCCGAGTGCGGTCAGCACGTCGAGAATCGGCACGGATCTCGCCTCATCCCAATCCACTGGTGACCCCCATGGCGGTCTGGCTCCACCCTTCTCCTGGACGGAGCGGACGCATGCGGCCTGACAGCGGGTTGATCAGGTGCATGACGCCCTCTTCGTGTGTTTCGTGCCCGGACCTGGTCTTCAGGAACTGCAACCAGAACTCCCGCCGCATGTCGTCACGTGCGTCCTGGGCGAGGTCGGGGTTGAGGTGCGGGCGGTAGCCGGCGAGCACGTAGTCGGCCAGCTCCTCGCCGCCGTACCGACCCGAGAACAAGGCCAGCGGCTGGTGCCCGTTGTTCTTGTCGCCTCGAGGAACCTGGTGCAGGACGACCGTCGCCACGTCGTGGGTTCGGGTCCACTCCTTCAAGGCTCGAACCTGGTCCGTGACCTGAGCGACCTTGTCGAGCCCGCCCACACCCCGGAGCAACTCGAGGAAGTCGACACCGACCAGCCTCGGACGCACCTGGTGCACGTCCTCGAACTCGAGGAGTGTCTCCGTCATCTGTCTGAGACTCAGCCCGGGCTCGTCCACGATGGCGAGGTGCGGGAACCGGGCCGGTAGCTCGGTCAGACTCACGCTGGTCCCGGTCGACCGGAGCTGCTCGTAGATGAGCGACGTGGACACGTCGTTGGAGACACCGGCGAGACGGACAACGATTGCCCGTGCCGCCATCTCGAGGGAGAAGAACACGGTCGGCACCCGATGGTTGTGGTTCAACACGTTGAGCAGCCACCAGGTCTTCCCGACCGACGTGCGTGCCAGGAACATGCACAGCTCTCCGTACGTGACGCCGCCGTCGGTGCGGCGGTCGAAGAACGGGAAACCGAGCCCCAACCTGGGATGCTCGCCGGTCGCCCACTGGCTGGCCTCTGCGATGTGGTCAGCCAGCGGGACGACCCGCT